CTATTAGCAAAATTAAATAAATTATCCCAAGAGTTACCTGCTGATACATTTAACAGACTCATGGAAAATGGCAGGACCTTAGAAGAACGAGTTAAAATTACAGAACGTTATCTTACAGGACTAAAGCTAAAGCAAGGAGCAAATATATAATATTCACAAAAAGGAATTAAAATGAGTAGCAATATCTTTACCGAAATTGACAAAGTAAAAATCGATCTTTCACCACCACAGATAGCAGAGCTATCCAAATTTCCTGCCAAAGTCATACAGTACGTAAATTCATGTAGCCAGAACTTCATCAACTTTGATATATTTCATCAACAGTGCAATGAGTACTCTAAAATACAAAATATATTACCAAATACCCAATTTAGAGACAAAATACTTGATATACTTAAAAAAAGAGAACAAAGACATAAGAAAATATCCCGATCAGACTATTTTGAGAAATATAATATGCTATTCAACGATAACGTAGGAGTTAAATGAAAAAAAGATACGTGTTCAATATCCCCGGCGAGCCCGTACGCGTATTTAAATCAGAAGATGAAGGGCGACAGCCACTCGATACATACATGGAAAATAAATTACGATACAGAATTACATTCGAAAATCAATGCGAGAACCTAGATATGATCAATGATCCCATTGAAGCTATATTCAAATTCTTTCTACCCAAAAATTATAAATACAGACAAAGCCGTGTATCCATAATTGAACTATTTAAATTTGCCAATCAGACTGCCCAGGGGATTATATATAAAAAAGATTATCTATTATATAATGTGAAATTAGAAAAAGAATACAGTGACTATCCACACACCGAAATAGTCATTCGACCACTCAAGAAAGGAACTGGTAATGCCAATCAAAAAAAGAAAAAAATCTCAAGCTAAAAATAATACTTCAGATACAAAAAAGCCTCCAGAAACCTATAGTCACCCATTTAGCATGGAGGCCAAGCAGTTCTACCTTTCCGGTGAACACGTCAATGAAAAAATTATTGCTTATTTTGCAGATCAGATGGTCGAATATATCAATGGAAATCCAAATGTCTTTCATGTGCACGAATTTAGAATACTTAAGGGTGTGCCTGAATGCACGTATATGACATGGCTTGAAAAATATGAGTATCTAAAGATGCGTCATGATTATTGCAAAGAATTTCTAGGCCTACGACGCGAAAAGAAAATGGCTTCTCATGACTCTAAGACACTTGCTCATACCCTCCACCTTTATAGTAAAGAATGGAAGCAGGCGAACCATGATAGAGCTAATCTTAAAAAGATAGAAGAAGAAGGCAAATCGCAACCTGTTAAAGTTATATTTCAGGACTATAAAGAAAAGGACAAAGAATGATTAACGATAAAGAAATGAAAGCTAAAGCTAGAAAAATAGCCAACGAGTGGACCAAAGAAGAGCTTAAAAGGGCTATGGAAGCGATGGATAGTGTCTTTAATCCTATGATTAAAGAGCGCACTACCCTTACCTGGGCTCTTACACTTATGGTGCAAGATGAATGCGACAAAGAGGAAAGTAAAGACCCATCATCCCCCTTTAAGGAATTAGATGATTAGCTCATACACAGTGTGTGGCTACTGCTTTGAAAATTTGGATCGTGGATCTTCCTGTACCTGTCGTGCATCACAGAATAAGCCAACAAAGTTAGCTGTACGCTATTCAGAACTCTTTGACACGCAATTAAATCAAAGTTATCCAAGTATAGTTGGCCCAGAGGTGGAAGAGGAATATGTGCCAAATTTGGGTGTTCCCGGTGATGAGATGGCTGTGAAGATAATCTTGTCTCCGGAAATTAAGCTCTGTGATTCTTGTCTTGAAGAGTTTCAGGAAGCTATTGAATTAATGGCTCAGATAATTAATACCTGTATGTCGTCCAATGGTTCGAAAAGTTTGGATGAAAGTAATACGTTGATTGGCAAAAAGGAAGATCGTGAATGAAAAAAATATAATGCGATTTGTTTCGCTCTTTATTTTACTTATTACACTTTTTTTTGTAGTAGAATTCTTCGAAATAGATTTCCTCGTTTTAGGATTTATTCTATTTGGAGTTCCTATTACCTGTGTGTGTGGAATGTTCTGGTATGAATTAGCAAATAATATCTTAAACTATCTTATTCAAAGGAGTCGCGATGACTATTAAAGTAATGTTTCTATCATTAGTAATTTTATTATTGCTAGACATATTTATAACTTACAAATTGTATCAATCTGGTATAAGTGAAAGTGATGAGCATGTTAAAAAGATAAATCAAAAATTATGTCTACTTCAACATGAATTTTGCACGCATAGAACTACTTTTGATACTAGAGTTATAGATGTAGTTAAAAAAATGAGATCAGGTAATAGAAAAAGAAGAAGCTTAAAGTCTGAAACTGCAGAATGCAAGAAGTAAAAGTCGATACATTTGAGCCACGTTGGTACCAACGTGACTTAATAAATGCTTTAGAGTATGAAGGCAAAAAGAAATTTGTGATTGTATGGCCTCGACGTGCAGGTAAAGATGTTGCTGCTCTTAACCTAATGCTAAGGCAAGCTTTTAAGCGTGTCGGGGTATATTACTATCTCTATCCAAAATATGATCAATGTCGTCGTGCAGTATGGGACTCAATTTTAAGCACAGGCGAAAGATTTTTAGACTTTATACCTGCTAGATTAATCGCCAAAAAAAATAACGTAGAAATGAAAATTGTTCTTGTAAATGGCAGCATAATACAATTTAACGGAGCCGATAATGCAGATTGCTATGATGCCGAAACAGAAATTTTGACCGATAATGGCTGGATGTTATTCCAAGAACTTATAGACAGAAAGTTCGAGAATATAAAAGTAGCAACGCTTAAAGATGGTTGTATGGTTTACGAAAAGCCACTTGATTATATTAAGCAATCTTATTCTGGACCTATGTATTCTATTAAGAACAAAGCTATGGATATGTTGGTCACCCCAAATCATAAATTCTATGTTAAATCTCCTAAGGGTGCTTATAAGTTTAAAAGAATATCTGATCCTACTATTAAATATTATTCAATTCCGTCTATGTGTGACTGGAAAGGCAAGAAGCAAAGTTCATTTACATTTCCTGGTACAGATATAACCATATCTATGATGGATTATATGGCTTTGCTTGGTATATACTTGTCGGAAGGGTCTTCGTCTTATAGACAATCAGAAGGTTATGAGGTTTCTATAGCACAAAAGAAATTTCACACTAGAGCAAAGATTGAAGAATTATTAGATCGATGTGGAATTAAGTATAGCAAGAGAGATGATAGATATGTGTTCTACAGTAAAGACATGTATAATTATTTTTCTCAATTTGGAAAGCAGCCTGATAGATTTATTCCGAGAGATGTTCTTAAATATGACAAGATATATCTAGAAGAGTTATTTACTTGGCTTGTACTTGGTGATGGAACTATACATAAGAATGGCTCCATATATTATTATTCATGCTCAAAGCAACTTATTGATGATGTTCAGGAGCTTATATTAAAGATTGGCTATAGCGGGTATGTAAAGATTAAGTCTAAGGCTGGAAGTTCTGGCGGTTTGATACGCGGTAGAGAAATAATTAGCAATCATGATCTATATTCTATAAGGGTTAGAAAGTCTAAATTTAAGCGATTTTGCTCGAGCAAAGCCAACTATATTCAGATGGAAGATTATTGTGGCAACGTATATTGTATAACAGTTCCATCTGGGGTAATAAAGGTAAGACGTAATGGAAAAGAATGTTGGTCCGGAAACTCACTTCGTGGCACAAATCCTGTTGGGGTGGTATTTTCTGAGTATAGTCGTGTTAATCATCCTGACGCGTATAATGGTGTTGTAGCCCCAATTCTAGCAGCCAATAGTGGTTGGGTAGTATTTATTTCCACTCCTAATGGTCACAATGAATTCTATAATGTATATAAATATGCAACTTCTGGTGATGATGAAGAATGGTACGCCAAGATTCTAACTATTGATGAAACTAAGCATGTTAGTGAGAAAGTATTAGCTAAAGAAAAAGGAAGAATGTCTGATGAGTTATTTCTTCAGGAATATTTTTGCTTTCCTGCTAATACAGGAATATTAACACCAAATGGTGTTACTATGATTAATCAGATCCAGGCTGATGATATTGTCGTGTCACATTCTGGCAGATTTAGAAGAGTACTTGGTGTAATAGATAGACCTTATACTGGTAAGATGATTGAAATTAGTTCATATGGTTCATATGAAAATATAATCTGTACACCAAATCATCCAATTCAAATTTATAATCAATCTACTCAGTCATATAGCTGGGTCCCTGCTGCTAATATAAAATATGGTGATAGGGTTGTATTTCCAAAAAGAAATATATCTAACGAAAGTGTGATATCCTACAATCTTTGTATGTTAATGGCTTGGTATATAACTGAAGGAAGTAGCTTTAAAAATGGTCTACAATTTACAGTTGGTAATGAAAATGAAAAATCTAGAGTTATTGATCTACTTAAATCTCTTGGATATAGTTATAAAATCCAGAGAGGTGAAACTGCGATAACTATTACTGTAAATAGTGTATATCTAGTGGATTTCTTTAAGTCAAATTGTGGATCAATATCTTATAATAAGCATATTCCAATGACATTAATTATTGGTCATGAGAAAAGCTTCTTTCACGAATTAATTGAAGGTGATGGTTGTTTCTCTGTACACAATGGATATAAAAAATTTTGTTATACTACAACAAGCAAGCAACTTGCCTACCAAGTACAATTATTAGCTAATAGTCTAAATCTTGGATATGCTGCTGGAATTACAAGAAGACGATCCACAACTTCAATAATTGAAGGCAGAATCGTTAAATGTAAAGAATCATATTGCGTAAATATTGGATATCTGAAACCTAGATTTAAAAGTAATCTATTACGCGCAAAAAATTGCATAGCAGCCCTTGTTAAAAATGTTAGAAGCTTTGATTATGATGGAAATGTATATAACTTAAAAGTTCAATACGATGAGAGTTATATTGCAAATGGTAGAGCAGTCCATAACTGCAGCTTTGAAGTTGCCAATACTGGTGCATATTATGCAAAGTATGTTCAACAGGCTTATGCAGATAGACGTATTGGATATGTGCCACATGATTCTTCTCATGAAGTCTATACTGCTTGGGATCTAGGCTATCACAGTCCTTCTGTTATAATCTTTTATCAGGTTATAGGTCGTAAAATTTGTGTAATAGATCATTACCATAAATCTAATCAAGACTTATCACATTATGTGAGTCTGTTGCGCTCATATTCTGAGTCAAAAGGCTATGTATACGGCAATCATTTCTTTCCTCATGATGCTAAGAAGCATGAGCTTGGTAGTGGTGAAACCAGATTGCAAATTTTGGAGCAGCTTGGTTTAAAGATAACCGTTCTCGATAGGACATTTCTCAATGATGGTATCGAAGTGGTTAAGCATTCGTTTAAGAGAATATTTTTTGATGAAAAGAATTGTAGCTTGCTTCTTGATGCTCTTGAAGCCTATTCAAGAAAGTGGGATCCAGTTACAAAGCGATTTATAAATAAAGATAAAGTAGATTGGACTAATGATCATTGTGATTGTCTACGCTATGTATGCCAGTCATTGTCTTATATTGATTCCAATGAAAGATCTCCAGAAGAATTTGATAAAAAGTGTAAAGAAATAATGTACGGTTCCAATACTAACCTTCCTCCTATTTTTAGGGACAGCGAGTACTAGTTTTCGGTTCCTTTTCTCTAGTACTCGCTATTATTAAAGGAAATTCTGTGAAGAGAAGTGATAAGAAGTTTGAACACAAATTTAAATATGGCCATGAAGGAGAGCAATTGTTAGAAGAATTTTTCAAAAGATTAGGCAATGACGTGGTGCCAATATGTGATATAAAGCCGCGTGATGAAAATGGGGGTCCACGACTATTTAGTTGTATCGGAGATATAAAGTTGCCAGATTATTTAGCTTATAATAATAAATTTGGTCCTTATTGGTTAGAGATAAAGCGTCAAGAGGCATTTTCTAGAAAATTTGGTGTACTTGAAACTGGAATTGGCTTTGAGCAGCATAAAAGTTACTGTGATTTGCAGGCACGTTGGCCTTTCGAAATATACTTGGCTTTACTCCATGAGGGTGGTAACGACGAATATGGTGAACCTACGCCCTATGGCCTTTATGGAATCTGGTTAAATAAAGTTATTAATGAAGGACGTTATGCACCTACCCATGGAGATCATGGATCAATATTTGTTCGAGAAGATCAGATGACTAAAATTGCAGATAAAGATGAGATAGAAAAAGTATTGAGGTCGTGACAAAATATCACGTACTGATTTATTTTAAGCTTTTTTTCTACTTGGGAAAGATGGTCGATGATGTTCTCTGTTTCGCATCTTTCTTTTTCTAGTTGACGTTCTCTGTCTATTTTTTAATCACTTAAATTTTTATTTGTTTTAGCATTATAATATATTCGTAAAAATTAGGATAAGAATAGGAGTAGTTTAATGGCCTTATTTCCTAGCGGAAACATTATATCATATGGGAGTGGAGATGCAGCCATAAGAGAGATGGTCGAGACCTTCTACAACGATGCAATGATGGTCAATCAGACATATTGGCATGAAGCCAGTATAGACGCAAGATTTAATGCAGGCGATCAGACCTTATGGAGTGAATTGTATAGTGTTCCTATAAGAACCAGAAAAAATTTTAGTTTCAATAGAATTAGACGTATAACTAATCTCCTTTCAGGTTATCAACGGAGAACTCGCAAATCTATGATAGCTACGCCTGTTGAGAATAGCGATCAGCGGACTGCCGATCAGCTCACTAAGCTTTTATCATCGGCTACAAGAAATGCAAATATACTAGATGTAATATCAGAAGCCTATAACGGTGCATTAGTTACCGGTATGAATTTAATGCAAGTCTGGGTAGATTATCGGAATGATCCTATTTCTGGAGAAATTAAAGTTGACAACTGTAGTTATAATAGCTTTATTATGGATCCATATTTCAGAAAGAAAGATCTATCAGACTGCAATGCAATGTGGAAGAGATCATTTCTGACAAAAGAAGCCTGTATGTCTCTTGTTCCTGATAAAAAAGATCAGATAAAAGAGATGACATCATACTACAACGACGGTAAGTTTCCATACTTACCTGAAAATGAGCTTCTAAGAAAGAATCTATTAGCATATGACGAGTTCTATTATAGGGATTACAGAAAGCAGAAATTACTTGTCGATGTAAATCTAGGTGAGACATTAGAATGGACTGGAGATGATGCAAATCTTCGTGAATTTTTAGCTCAATATCCTCAAGTTAAAGTAATAGATACAACTATACCTACAGTAAAGCTTGCGCTTTTAGTTAATGGCTCTGTTGTATATAACGATGTGAATCCTTTGGGTATAGATACTTATCCTTTTGTGCCTGTATTTGGATATTTTGACCAAGACGTCTATAATTTCCCATTACGTATACAAGGTATAGTCAGGGGCTTACGCGATGTGCAGTATCTTTACAACAGAAGAAAGATTATAGAATTTGACATGGCTGAGTCTCGTGCTAATTCAGGGTATATATATAAAGAGGACTCTCTTATAGATCCTGATGCTCCAATGAAGACTGGCAATGGTCGTATGATCAGACTCAAAAAAAGTGCTGATATGGGTGATTTTATGCCGATCCAGCCTGTAGATATACCTAAATCATTCTTCCAACTTACAGAAGCATTGGGTCGAGAATTTCAGGAGATATCTGGGGCTAGTGAAGAGCTACTTGGAGTAGCAGATGACTTTAAATCAGCAGCACTGGCTAAGATGCGTCATGGATGGGCGTTAATACAACAGCAGACTCTATTTGATCAGCTTGACAATTCTCAGAAATTACTTGGTGAAATAATTGTTAAAGTTATGCAGAATAATTATACTCCTGGGAAAGTTAAGAGAATAATAGGCGAAGAGCCTACTCAAGAATTTTATAATAAGAAATTTGCAAAGTATGATATTGCCATTGAAGAAGGATTTGATACCTCTACACAACGTCAGCATGAATTTACCCAGCTTATTGTACTAAGAGAGATGGGAATTCAGATTCCTGACTCTGCTCTTATTAATGCGGCTACAATTCAAAATAAAGATGAACTCATACAGTCAATTCAACAACAGCAACAAGAAGCTCAGCAACTTACAGAACAGCAGACGCAGGCTAATATGAAAGAGCAGCAAGCGACAATGAATATGATGAATGCTAAGGCCGAATCTGATAGAGCAATGGCCAAGAGACGCCAGAGCGAGATAGGAAAAGATACATTTGACATGATTAATAAGACTATGGAAACTGCAAGAGACGAGCAGAAGACTGATTTAGATGCAATTAAGGTTCTGAAAGATCTTGAACAGTCTGATCCTAATAAGATAGACGAGCTTGTAGAGCTTATGAGGATTATACAAGCTGAACGTAATCAGATGAATCAGGATATGCCGATGCCTTTTGAGGATGCTATGATTCAACAAGAGATGGATCAAGAACCTATTGCTCAGCAAGAGTTTCCTGAGGAGCAGGCCTTCCAGGAAGAAATGCTTCAACCAAATGAGGGGGAACAGGGGTTGCTTTAGCGGTTCTCCGTTTAATTGGGGTAGTCTTTAGCGGCTACCTCAAATTAGATTTGAATATTAATATTTTAACTACTATATAGGAGTAATATTATGGCAAAGAAAATGAAAAAGAATGGTGGCATAAAGAGCTACGATTCAGGATACTATGAGCCATTTGCAGGATATTATAATTCTAACAAAGATCAGGCAGTATATTGGAACATGGTAAAGACCTCTAAGGGAGTAATTCCTCAACAGTTCATGGAAATGGATCTTCCAATGGCAAATGATGTTGGAAAAAAGGGAGAACCAGCTCCTAAATTTGGACTGGGGAAATAATGCCTGCTTCACTACGACCAGGGGGGAAGGCTAGAAAAATAGCTGAGAATATTTTGGGGATTAAAAAGCCTAAGAATATAAAAAAGAATTAATGCTACTTTTTGTATTTTCCTCCTTTTAAGGGCGGTGCTCACCGCCCTTTTTTTTATACGCAAAGTAATAATTTAAAATAATTTAAACAAATAACAAAATACCGTATTAAGAATAGTTACGTATAAAAAATTTATTTACCAAAGATTCTTTTTATCCAGCCTGTAGTCTTATTCCATAGACTTTTGATAAGTGGCTTAATATAACCATTAATTTCTTTATTAAATATTTTAGATATAACAATTGTCCCAATTGACCCGACCGCTAACCCAACTTTACCTTTGTGATTCTTTAATTCTTTATATGTATTATAGCAGTATGAGTTGGTAAATCTCTTTGTAGGTTGACTATTTTTTTGCATTGTAATTATAGGGGTTGAGATTAATAATGACATTCCTATTACATATCTGCCTAAATGTTTCATATTTTACCTTTCTTATTTATAGGCTGTCCTAATAATTAAATTTGCAAGCTGCTGAAGATTATATTTATATTTGAATGCAAGCTCATTATATTTTGCATTAGATTCTTCAGTTATGTATACAGTTTGCCTTTTGATTATTTCTTTATTAAATGGATCTAGCTTTTCATTTATCTTATTATAAAATAATACTATTGCATTCTCAAAAATTTCAGATATTAATCTTTCAGAATTATTTTTACGTAGTCTTCTGATTTGTTGTTGCTTTTTTTTTATTATATTACAACTTTTTTTGTCGAGGCCTATTGACTTTTTAATCTTTACCATTGAGCTCCTTTTCTTTTTGATAGAGAAGCTCCATTGCGTCGATCATTATCTCTTTGTAGGTTGGAAGTCTTTGCCATTTAAGACGCCTTCCTCGACAAGTAAGTATAAATTGAAACTTTTCTTCAGTTTCATCATTTAGTACTACCGTTATTTTTCTCATCTTTTGATTTCTTTTCGATTTTCTTTTTTAATTCTTTAACATGCTCTTCGATATTATCTATATCTTGTATTACCCCATGATCTTTTAGAGTCTTTATATGGCTCTTATATCTTCCTACAAGCTTTTTTACTTCTTCATTACCACTTTCTTCCATATAGTCAAAAAGTGGTTCCAAAATAGAAAGTGAAGTTGCTTTTTGTACTACTTTTACTTTGTCATCTAGATCTTCATTGTGTTCTGTAGTTGTGTTCATCAGAATTGCTTTGCTGATTACTTTATTTAGTAGTTCTTGATATTTCTTATTAGCCTTTTCCATTTTCTACCTCTTTTTCCGATCCAGATGTCACATATCCTTCTATATTTCCACCATAAAATTTAGTTGTAAATATAGATTGCTGCATTTGATTGATAAGTGATTGTATTCTTCGGTCAACTAATTTTTGAGATTCTTTCTCATCAAGAACTTTTTGCTCAAAATCTCCATCTTCTTTTACATATTGACAAGGAACCTTCTGTAGAACAATTTCTTTTTTATTGTCGTACACAATAGTAACTTTATGTGTATCATCTTCATTCTTTTTAGAATTCCAGATTATTTCTTTACCTTTTGTATTTAAATCTTTAAATGTAATCTTGTCTTTCATTAAAATCCTTTCTTTTTATTTGATCTTTAAGATATTTCTTTTTTGATTCTTCTTCTTTGATAGATTTAATTTTTTTGTGAAGTTTAAATAAATTTCTAGCTTTTTTGAAATCTTCATCTATCCATTTAGGACTTTTTTTCATAGTATGAATTTGAGAACAAAGTAACAGTAATAAGAATAATTTATACATTTCAGTTCCCTTTTTTGCTACAACAATCTGTCATTTTTTCACGACAACTTTGGCAATGCAAGCTTTTTGAGCAGCATGCACAATATTCTCTTCTGATCTTATAAAATGGGGAGAACATCCAGCTTGTGAAGAGATGAATTATTGGGAAAATAATTGATATAAGAAGTACGTAAAAAATAAAATCGGTCACGTTGTCCTTTCGTATGGTAAAATCCCTTTCTATTAAGTATTTTAACACAAAATATTACTCGTGTCAAAGAATATAAAATAGATATAAAAATGGTCTGGGTATTTCTACCGCAGACCGTTACATGAAACGCTTTTTTATCTTATTACTGATCTTAGAACTGCTGCTATAATTATAGCAGAGCTTTTTATTAAAGTCACTCCTAATCTTGTCGCTGATTTAATTATATTTGGAGAGCATATTCTTTGTATTCTGTCTTGATATTCTTGAGCGCTTATAGTGTATCGTTTCTCTTTTTTCAGAGTAACTATTGATTTTTTTGAAATCTGTAGCTTTTTAGTACTTGGACATACTGTTGCGCAAGAAAGTAACATTGATATGATAACGAATTTAAGTACTTTCATAAAATTCCCCTTCCATTTAAATTGTTCCTATGTCATATAAATTATAACAAATGTAAAGGGAGTTGTATGCAAAGATATAAAGGTTGGATCAGATATACTAAGTTAGAAGAAAAAAAGCAGTCTACAATTGGAGAACAGTCATCCAAGTTAGCATCTGCAAGAAAAGATAATACTCATTGCGCACAAGAACAAGTAGATGAAGAGCTTAAAAAATATCCTGATGAAATAAATGAGTGTATCAATAATGGCAAAAAGCATTTTGACAAAGATTTTTACATTCAAGTATTATTCTGTTTGGATAGAGTTATCGAGGGTGCAAAAAAGAATATATTTGTTGCACAAAGAACTTGTCCTAAGCCTTTTTTTGACCAAGCAGTTTACAAGTATCATCATAAAAATGGGAGCATAGAATTTCTTTGGGTAGTTCCTGATGTAGATCTATGTGAGCTCTATAGATATAATCTTGGACTCGTTCCCGAAGATGAGAAAGATTTATATAAAAATATTATGGATTATTATAGCGGAGAACTTGCTAAAAGAGAGCATCTTGAAAATAAGAGCATTCCTAAGCAAGTATTTGCAGTAACAAGGAGTTAGCATGAGTGAAGAAATATTAGAACCTGAGATACAACCTGAAAATACTGAGACTATTCCAGAGGAAGTACAAGAAGCTCAAGAGGTATCTCAAGCTGAACCAGAGCCACAAAAAGAGCAAAATTTTGAACATAATGCCTTTGAAGAAAATGTTAAAAGCCTTAGAGAGGCAAAGAAGCGTGAAGAAGAACGTGCTGCACAGGCTGAATATGAGCGCGATCAGTTGGCAAAATATGTTGAAAATATTCAACATCAATTAAAAAGTCCTCAACAACCACAAAATGACATTGGTATAAAAGATGATGAATACGTAGAAGGCAAGCACCTTGGAAAAGTTACTTCTAAAATGAAACAGATGGAGCAACAGTTACAGCAATGGAAAGCTTATAGTGAAGAAATGACAGCTGAATTAAAATTAAATAATGAATTTTCAGATTTTAGTGAAGTAGTTACCGCTGATAATGTAAAATCTTTTTTAAAAGAGCATCCTGAAATGCGTAGTTCAGTGCAAAATAATGATCCGCTTTATAATAGAGGTAAAGCAACCTATAAATTAATTAAGAAATTTATGAAAGATGATAAAAAATCTTCTGTAAATAAAAATAATCAAAAAAA